CACGATTGAACTTGTTCCTGTATATTCTTGGAATGGCAGCGGAAGCCCTGCCCCATAGTCTTAACCCTGTCCCTGTTCAGTCGGTTCCGTTGTCGGAGACTGATAAACAGCAGAATACCAGCCGTTATAGACCTCATCCGTTGTGTTCGCTCCGGTCTTCACCTTCACAAGCCCGCTCGGAAGCGGCGTTGCCGTGATCTCCAGCGATTCAGTCTGGACTTCCTTGGAATCCTCATTGGTCTTGCCCTCGATAGTCGGTCTCGCAGCGGTACAGTAATACATACAGTGCCTGATCTTTTTCTTATCCCCGGAGAACTCGAAAAGCAGAGCGAAATGCTCCGGTTCTACCGTGGAATCTTCCACCAGGACACCATTGCTGTCTTCCGTTTCCTTCAGGATGTCTTTCCTGAAGCTGTCCGGGATCAATGCGATCTCCAGATCACCCGAATAACCGTTATTGGCCACTGTGGTATAATACACCATATCGTCCGCATAAAACGGCTCGGTATCACCCTCCGGATCTAACGACAGATTCACCGCACCAGGAATGGCTACCGGTGTAGCGAAAGTTACTTCATTCGTTTCCGGATCAAGAGTCGCCTTGGCATAGTGGCAATTCTTCAATCCGAATTTCACCTTGTTATTTGTACTCGGCATAATTAACCTCTCTTTCCGCTATACCGTCATCTGGTACAGCACTTCGTATAGTTTTTCTGATTCAATCCATACCTCTGATTTATTCCAGAACAGTTCATGGGCATTCAGCACCGCCTCAACCCTGTCTTCCAGTTCCGGATCCTTTTCATCGGTATAAAGTTCAATGCTCAGGTTGGAAAACTCCATGTACACCACATTGTCCGCTGCAAAGTTCTCCGAACCCGGAAATAAAAAGCAGATGAATGGCGGATCAGGACTTTCCCCCTCTGCGAAATGGTCATACGCAAATGGGATCTCCGTTTCAGCCAGCATCTGCATTACGTCTTCATGCGTCATCCTTCTTCCTCCCGATCTCGATAATGCATTCCGCAGCATGACGACAGGTCGGGCAGTTATAGGGATAACCATGACAATCCTCGCCTCTCCGGGTACTGTGATAGATCACCAGACCGAACACGGTAAAACCAACGACGATCACGAATAACAAAAGCAATATCTCCATATTTAACCGCCTTTCTGCAGGTCACGCTCGATATCCCTTGTCAGCTGCTCGATGCCCGCCTGCTCTGCCGGCGCGATATGAGGAAAAGCCCTTGTCCTTCCACCGCCGCGCTTCGCATGGCCAAACTCCAAAAGATGTGTCAGCTGGTACCGTTTGGAATGCACCACGATCTGGATGGAATCGGATGTTTCTCTGGTCTTTTTCACCGCCCAGCTCTTGGAATACTTTCCCGTCTTCTTTGGAGCCGTGCTTTCGATCTGCGGCTTTACGGTCTTACCTGCTTTCTGGACATCCTTCTTCAGATCCTCCGCAGCAAGCTTCGCGTATTCCTCCATGCCCTTCATCACGGTATCCGCCAGCTGGTCAATCTTTATCGTCTGTGCCATCAGCACCGCTCCTTCCTGCAGGTGAACTTCAGTGACTTCTTCCGGAAGTTCATATGATCGATGTTCACGATGTTGTAGATCTCACCCATAAACATCACCCGAAAATGCGTGGAATCAATAACAGCAGCCTTCTGACAGTACCGGATAGTGACCGTCATACTGAAATCTTCAACCGTAGTTCCGGCAGCCTGTTCTTCCTTGGAACTTGCAAGGCCTTCTCCGCCGATCGTGGCGAAGCAGGTATAATAATCCGTCCAGTCGTTCTTGTGATTGCCGTACTTGTCGGTCACGGTCTCATTCTGCTGAAAGGTCACCTTGGATCTCAAAGCTGCCACATCCATCAGAATCCCTCCTTCCGGCTGCCGAACAGCAGAGCCCGAAGCGTCAGATCCATCGCATGATGGTCAGCTTCTTCTCTGTGCTCATACAGATAAGCCACCGTAAACATCACAGCGATCTTTCCGTTCTGAGCCGCATCCAGATCCGCCGCATCGTCCGTCCGCAGGATATCCATGCACTGCTTCTTCGCCGCCGATATGAAGTTTTCGATCAGAGCATCGTCATCCTCGAAATCAACACGGAGATAACTCTTCATCTCTTCCACAGTCACAGTCATCTGCATCACCTCACAAACAGGCGGCAGCACACTCATCTGCACTGCCGCCGTAATCACTACCTACCCTTACGAATTGGAAGTCTTCATCTTCAGGAGCTGGATGCCTTCCGGAAGGATCACCTTACCGTCAACACGCTCCGTTGCAACAAAGCCAACCTGTCCGTTGGTGCTGTAGAGCTCATTGAGTCTCTGAACCGTTCTGCCGGATCTGTCAGCGATCCAGTAATTCTTGAAATCACCGAATGCAACAGTCAGCGCACCCGAAGCCGCAACCGGTACATAAGGACTGGTGTAAAGGTCATAGCCCAGAAGCTTGTCCGGCTCACCTGCCTGAAGGGAAGGCTGCCAGAGATAAGCATCGTTCTTATCCTTCAGCTTACGGATCATGGATACCGTTGCGTCGTTCATAAGGAACTTCGCATTTCTGCGGTAAGGACTCTTCAACGAATAGATCAGGTTGATCAGCTCATCCGCTGTGATCGCCGTTGCGCTTGCAGCAGTCACACCTACGGTTCCGCCGTTAGCAGTGAAGATACCGGTAGGCTGTCCGGTTCCGGTACCGACACAGAAAGCCTCTTCCTCCGCAATACCGAATGCCCTTGCAAACTCACCGGCAATGTAAGACTCCAGGTCAAACATGGAATCCTGCAGAAGCTCGATGGAAACCTTCACAAGGTCAGTCAGCTTGAAGGCATCAATGGTCTTCTGGTCGAAGGTAGGACCGCTCTCGGTATAAGCACCGTTCTCAGCTGTCCACTGTGCGGTAGAGTGGGTAGCCGCAACCGGGATCTTTCTCTCGGCGCTGGTAGTGATGACCTTCGCAAGGCCTCTCACCACGTTCGCCTCATCCAGACCGGTCACGATCTGACGCTCGAACTCTTCCGGCACAAGGTAGCCGCCATCAGCCTGCACACCCTCGGAAAGGACGTTGTGAACAAGTCTCTTACCACGGAGATGCGCACCGAAGTCTTCCTTGTAGGCATTGGAAGCGCGTCCGGTCTTTTCCTCCACCTGCTTTGCCGGTCTTCCGGTAAGCGGAGTATTCATAGGCTGATTAAGCGCCACCTCTCTGGCCTCGGCTCTCTGCTGACGGTCGATTGCCGCAGTCAGATCCTCGATTTCCTGCTCCATACGGCTGTAAGTCGCGTTATCCTCCGCAGACAGAACGCCGTTTTCATTCTCGTGGGTATCCACAAAGTTCTTCGCGGTCTCCCACACCTTCGCTCTCTTCTCGATCATATCTTTGATAGTCATAACTCGATTCCTCCTTAAATGAATCTCTTGATAAAGTTCAGGCGTTCCCTGATCTCATCACAGGAACGCCAGTTATCCGTTATCTGTTCAGTTGCCGCACCACTCTCCGGTGCCTTGATGTGACACTTCGCCGCGATCTTATCCATCAGCGAATTGGTCACAGCCGCCCTGGAATAGAGCATCGACACTTCCGGTGCTTCCAGGTCTTCGCCCTCCGATGCATCCGCCCTCTGCAGCACATCATCCGCAAATCCAAGCTCCACCGCCTTGTGTGCGTCCATCCAGGTCTCCGCATCCATCAGATGTGAGATCCTTGTCCTGCTCATGCCGGTCTTGATCTCATAGGCATTCATGATGGATTCCTTCACTTCAGCCAGCATGTTGATTGCCTTCTTCATCTCCGCCGTATCACCAAAAGCGATGGTCGCCGGATTGTGGATCATCATCATGCTCACAGGACTCATGAGCACCTTCGTCCCTGCCATCGCGATCACGCTTGCCGCCGATGCCGCAATGCCATCGATCTTCACCGTGACATCGCCTTTATAGTCCATTAGCATGTTGTAGATCTGAGCTGCCGCCACACAGTCACCGCCCGGACTGTTGATCCAGACCGTGATGTTTCCTGTTCCGGCATTCAGCTCTTCTCTAAAAAGAGCCGGTGTGACTTCATCGTCAAACCAGCTCTCCTCTGCTATGGTTCCATTCAGGAAAAGCACTCTCTCACTGACCTCTTCGCCTGAAGCCTGGTCTCTGATCTTCCTGCTTTTCCAGTTCCAAAACTTCTTCATCGGAATCTCCTTCCTCCTTTTTGTTGTTGCCTGCCGCAAATATCCCGGCATCCTCCAGCTTCGTCATATTTCCATTGATCAGGTACAGATCACCGCCCTGTTCCGCCGGGATCCTGTCCAGGTTCTCCAGTTCGCGGATATCGTTTGCTGACATCCAGCCGTTCTGTCTGGCCGTCGCATAGCCGTTCATCCTGCTCTGGTAGTCACCTCTGAGCAATCCGTCCACATTGAACTTGAAGAAGTATTTCTTCTTCTCATCCGGAGTGAGCAAGGCTCTTACCATTGCCTGCTCCCAGCGGCTCACCCAGGGATCCAGCGTGTACTTCACAAACTCCAGCGACTGCTGCTCAATGTTGTTGAAACTGGATTTCTCCAAGTCACCGATCATATGAGGCGGCACACGGAAGATCCTCGCGATCTCATCAATCTGGAACTTTCTTGTCTCCAGGAACTGAGCCTGTTCCGGTGAAATGGAAATCGGCGTGTACTTCATTCCTTCTTCCAAAACAGCAATCTTATTCGCATTGCCGCTTCCTCCGAAGGTAGCCTGCCAGCTTTCTCTCACCTTGCTCGGATCCTTAATAGTTCCCGGATGTTCCAGTACACCGGAAGGAGCCGCACCGTTCGCAAAGAACTTGCTGCCATACTCTTCCGTGGCGATTGCCAGGCCGATCGCATTCTTCGCCATTGCAATCGGCGAATACCCAACCAATCCGTCAAAGCCAAGCCCCGGAATGTGCAGTACATCATGAGGCTGAAGCCTTACGGTTCTTCCAACCTTATTGGTGCCCTTCCTGCCGTCCACATCGTCCGAATCATAAACGGTGTATTCGTAATAGAGCCTTCCGTGCTCATCACGGTCCACCTTCATCCGATCCGGCATCAGCGGATACAGAACCACAACTTCACACTTGCCGTTGCGGATGATCTGCGAATACGCATTTCCCCACAAAAGCAGGTGTGTCATCAAGGTCTCCCGGAATATGAAGGAAGTCATCTCCGGATTCGGCTCATCATGGAGCAAAAAATAAAGCGGATGATCCACCGCTTTCTCCTTACCGCCATCATCGGTATATCTATAAAATTGTAATGGCAGGCTTGCCACCGCCTCCGACAGGATCCTTACGCAGCAGTACACCGCCGTCATCTGCATCGCAGACCGTTCTGTCACATACTTGCCACTCGAAGTACCTCCCAGAAAGAAGCTGTAGCTGCTTCCTGCTGTCCTATCTGTAGGCTTATCTCTGCTCCGAAATAGACCGCTCAGTATTCCCATCGCAATTCCCTCCTTCGTCAAAATACAAGTAATCCGCGCTCATCATAAACACTCCCCTGCGGCTCCGTCTGATTGCGTATGCATCGGTCAAGTGCCATGATTGCAGCCACAATGCCGTCAATCTTCTCTTTTGATTTTGCCTTCGTTACCTTGATATTCCCGGCAGGATCCGTATCGACTACCACATTGCCAGCCATCCACCTGAGAACCG